CCGCACCTTTAAACTTCTGTACAACAAACTCAAACAACTCAACCAATGGCTGTGGGCCTGATGCCCTACCGCCAAATGTTTTAAGTCTAGCACCAGCAGGTCGCACATCTGACACATCCCACTTAGGAATTTGCCCTGTGTACAGCATAGCAATAAGTTCTTTAAGAGACTTTGACCACCCAGGTCGGCTGTCGCCAACTTTAATTATGGTGTCTGTGCTGTGAAATTCTTCCGCTACGGTGGGTAGCTTTTCGATACAGTGGCGTTCAACTGAGAAGCCTACCCCTGTACCGCACATAAGAATGTACATAGTCTCGTCAAACGCACGTGGGCTATCTACCGGCACGTATGAACAATTATATCCACCTACGTGACAACGGTCTAGGGCTGGCCCTGATGTCATCAATGCTCTCATGCTAGGCATAATGGACTGACTTAGCACAGCATCTTCTAACTCACTTCTCAGTGCAGGTTGTAACTTATAACCGTGTTTATTATACAAATGGTCAGCCATATAATCAAAATATCTGGATACAGTTTCACCCCAAGTCTCCCGACGTTGTTCGTCTTCTTTCCATCTCGCGTAGCGAGACAGAGCAATAAAATTCTGATAATCTGTTGGTAATTGGTTATTCATGTGCCATCCTCACGCTAATTCTAGCAGGTTTGATACCCTCGACATCAAACAATAAGTCTTCTAAATATTCTTTCAAAGTATCAGAAATTTCATCAACGTCAACGTTAAACTCATCTAAATCAATAGAAGCAGATATTGTAATGCTAGCTCTTATCTTCCTGCTCATTTTCTAGTTCCAAAATTAACCGGTCTAAATAAAACCGTGCTTTCCGCAAGTCCTCTATAGACTTGCCTTTGTAGCGTTCTCGCCACGTGTATTTGAGGGTATTACCTTTGCAATACCCCCTAAATTCTTCTGTAGTCAAAGCAGCTTTGATGGCCTCAATGCACTCAATCCCATTCTTTTTGTAGTGGGGTGGATTGTTAACCATGTCTACTTCTTTAAGTTTGCGCTTCATGTAATGCTCATGCCTTTCCATATTAATCACACGAACTCATACGAGACATAATAGCTACGTATTTACCTTTTTCATCAGTAAAGGTTTGCATAACTCTAGTATCATATCCCACGAATGGATAGCTTCTTTTATAACGCTCAATATCTTCTTGCAATTCTGCTTCGCTATCCGCGGCAAGTCTTATACGTACATCTTCAGCCATTTTCTGCTACCTTTATTGCTTCAGCAATTTGTTGTGCGATTTGGGGAACTATGGCGTTGCCTAGTCCTTTAAGTCTGTCCACCCTTTTGGGTATCCCATTAGCCACTCTACCCACGTCGGGTTCAATGTTCCAGTCCCACTGTTCCGTACTTCTGGATGATTGCCCAACATTTTTTGCATCTTGTCGCCCGGCAGACCCGCCTTGTGTTCGCTGGCTGATGGTGTCGGCCACATCTTTACTTGTGCGCACAGATACTTCCTGTCGTACATATGTGTGTGACTCTTGCTTCCCACTGGTCCGCAATCCTTCCACTCCGATGCTCGCGGTGTCGGCCACATCCGTACTTGGTCCGCCAAGTTCGCACCGAACTTCAGATTTGGGTTTGTCTTGCTTATCCTGCGACCCCTCTCGTCCAGCTGCCTCGGTCCGCCCGTCACGTCCGTTGTCCTCGGTGTAGCCCACAATCCAGATTCTGTCCCTTCTGTGGGGAGCGCCGACGGAGCTAGCTGGAACAACAAACGTCCTTGTGGCGTAGCCTTGGGTTTCCAAGTCAAGGAGCACTTGGTCGAGCCCCAAGCTGATGTGACCATAAACGTTTTCGAGAACAACCCAAGAGGGTCTTTTGGATGCAATAATTTTGCTGATGTACGGCCAGATGTGGCGGTCATCTTGCGCTCCTTCGCGGAGACCTGCTTGGGAGAAGGGTTGACAGGGGTATCCTGCTGTGAGGATGTCGCAATCGGGAACAAGGTTGTCTGGGTCATTAGCTAATTCCTTTACATCAGATTTAATAGGTACATTATTCCAGTGTTTTTTCAATATGTCCCTACACCATTTTTCAATGTCACAGAACAATACAGGTGTTGAAAGTCCAGCCCACTCAAATCCTAGAGCAAAGCCACCGATACCACTACATAAGTCTACGTGTCTCACTACACGACTCCTACATGCTGTTATAGTTTGTTTTCACTTTCCTTTTGTATAACACGCAACAAGTCCACACGGTCTTGATGCACAGCTATTTTATCCAGCTCACCTTGGATAGCTTCAAGTATATCTGAGTGTTCTCCAATGCCCACTGGATTCTTTAAATATACCATAATATTTGTCTTATGCAAAGCAATGTTGCCTTGTGCATGCAACTGCAGCGCTTTAATTATATCAACCATTTAATGCTCCGTTATAGTTATATCTTTACCATCAGCGAGGCTTTCTTCACCAAACTCTAGCACTGCTTCAGTATCTATGGTGGCTTGGTATGCCATACCTCGTGTTAGCAGTGTGTAGAATACTAAGTCTTCTTTATGCATGTCATCCAAAGGATGATGATATATCTCAATTCCAAAGCCATCGTTTCCATCTTCATGTCGGACAACAACGGCAGAATCGCCTGGATTTAAGTTTACTGGGTTTTTTTCTGACATACGGCTACCTTTATAAAATGCTCTGCATCTACAACAGCAAGAGGCTTCTTGTGGTTCATTTTTACAATCAACAAAGGTTCTCCACCGGAGTCATGGCTAATTGCCTGTTCATAATAATTATAGAGTGTGGTCATACGTTCTGTGTTCTTACACTCTATGTCATACGGAAATTGCACGTAGGCGGCAGTTGACATCTGCACATCAACGCCATTGACCCCCATAGGCGTAGACCGCACATCAAGGGATGTTACTTTCTTTAAAATACTGAGCAACTGCTCGGCTACCCAGTTTTGCAATTTACGACCCTTCGCTTTCGCTGACCTCACCGACATCCGTTTTTTCGGCACGGACTTCATTAATGTGCTTCGCGGAGAAGGCGCAGACTTGGCCTTCGCAGTAGAGCGTGGGGAAGGGGATGCCTTCTTTGAGTTCCGTGATGAAGTCGTAGGCTTCCGCTTCAGTCGTTTTAAAGATTTTTGCTGACGCAGTGCCATCAGGTGTCCTGTACTGTATCGTCATGATTACGCCAGTAGTCTGTGACTTGGGTGTACCAGACGAACTTGCGATTTTTGGCTTTACTTGGTAACTGTCTTCGGAATTCCAAGTTTGGCCAGCAATGTTTTTTGTAGTCGCACCATGTGCACTCAAACCCCAATACCCGATTACCGGTTTCTTTCTTGTAGAAAGATTCTGGAACATCAGAAAACTGTCGTTTAAACGGCTCAGTGGAGTCTGTTGCAGAAATGGATTTCTGTATTTTCTCATTTACTTCTTCCTTCTCCGGTTCATTGTCGGGGGCTTCAGTAAAGGCTATTTCTCCAGTAGATTTATTTAAAGCAATCCATCCTTTGAAAGGTTTTCCAGCACCCATACCATAGCCAATACCCTGTGCTACGTAACCAAATGAATCTTTGTCTTTAATTCTGTTGAAACCATCAGATGCACTAAACTTCTGTTCAAATGCAAATGGTGATGCAGTTTTAATATCCCAGATACCGTCGTCCAGTTCTACATCATATTCACCATTAATGACGGTGCCATCAACTTCGTGGGATACTTTAGTGTGTTTAGATTTTATTTCAATGCCAGCCGCTTCCATCAATGTGAACATGGCAGCTTCCATCAAATCACCCATAATCATACGCATTTTAAAATCATATGAAGGTGGTTCTGGTTCGGCGCCCGACGCTTGCATCTGTAGCTGGCAGGTAGGCTTGCCGATGTTACTCATACGCAATGTGAATTCTTTATCTTTAGGAGTGAATTGCTTTTCCATAGCATCACGAGCGTATTGGGCAAACCTATCAAGGGTGCGGGGAGACATCTCTGCCTCCCCACGAGCCGCCTTTGAAAGGAATGAAAGAAGGCGGCTTTGGTTTACATTCATGATGCCATTGACTCCGGTAAGTCATCGTTAAGTACATCATCCATTGTAACAGTGGTTGATTCTACATCAACTATGTTTCCAGCAGAGCGTAATGCAGAATCGTAATCCTTCATCACATCCTTGTTTTCGGACTCAATGTATGAATTGAAATCCATCAACAATTGCTGGTCATCTTCAGTAAAGTCAAGTGGGCCATTCCCCACTTTAAATGTACCGACATAGTAAATCACAGAACCATTCTTTTCCTTCTTCAAGGAAACATCCATGTCATAATAGATGAATGGCTTGCGTTGAGCTGTCAACGCATCCAAAGGCACGGAGATAGGCATGAAGTTAGCACCACGTGCTTTCCACAATACCGGCATACCCACAACTTCACGTTTTTCACCGCTAGCTGTCACCGCATCATTGAATGTAACTTTACCAAAAAGCATACGGAAGCATTTAATATCTTTCTGCTTAGTGGCCTGTTCTGCAGTCAGGTTTTCACGTTTAGATGATGGCACTGAACCACAACGCATGGTTCCTGTAGAGTCAGGAACTTCTGTCTGCGGATACAGATTGTTTGCCATAATCGACTTCCCTATGAACTCACCTTCAGTTTGGTCATAGTGAATATACTGATAACGTTGCTGAAACAATTGAAACTTAACTGTTTTAGCATATATGTTTTCGCCATCCACATTAACTGTGAACGTGCCCGATGGCAACGGATTACCGTTATCATCTTCAAAGTCACGATTAATTTTCAACACCGTTAGACTGGAGTTGTTCTTCGGAGGCATTTCTTGTCCAGTAATTTGAGCTAACTGCTCAAAAGATAGACCTTTACTTATAGTAGGTAATGAAGTCATTTTTGACCCTTCCTTAGTTTGAACGAGAGTTTTATCACATTGCTTGTTGGTAGTCAAGCGTAAAAGTGTCCATGTCTAGCCAATTTTTTCCAACCTCAACATCGACCTCAAGTGGCACCACCCACTTGACATTATATAATTCTTCAAAGTCCTTAGTTACACCGGTCATTGCATCATACGTAATCTTAGCAACCAGAGCTTCTTCGCCTGGATACACATCAAGAACTATTGAGTCGTGGACCGTATTGATGACAATAGACTTGCAGCCATTATGTCTAAGTGCATTGTGCAACGAAAGCATTGCCAACGGCACCAAGCAACCACCCGCCATACCTTGTACAGGGTAGTTCTTGATGGAGGGCGCTCCCGATGCAGCACCTGAAGCAAGGCGTCTAGCATCCGGAAAAGCGAATTGCTGACCAGTAAGCAAAGTAACACTATTATGTGTAATAGCTTCAGTCTGCAAATCTTGATGCCATTTAGCAAGCTTTGGATAATTGTCTGTAAACGCTTTGTAATAAGCCATCTCACTTGGTGTGCCGGTAGACCCTCCATAGAGAGGTTTGAAGGTATGCGCTTTCGCTTCCGTTCTTTCATCCTTGGTAACTTTAGCCTCTGGCTTATCGAAAATAACTGACGCAGTGTACTTGTGAACATCGACTCCATCTAAAATATCCTTAATCATATTTTCATCACCGCTCATCTGTGCGGCAACGCGAAACTCAAGCTGGCTATAATCAGCCTGTAATATTGTACCGTTATCAAACCTAGATACAACAACACGGCGCACTGGGAATGTGTTACCCCGTGGCTGGTTTTGGAAATTAGGGTCAGATGAAGATAGGCGAGTGGTACGAGTAATGCATTGGTTAAACTTAGGGTGTAATATCCCGTTAGGCTTCACGTTACGGGCTATACCGCCCACAAAGCTAGAAAGATACACCTCAACTGCGTTAAGCCGTACAGCGGCTCTCAGGAAGGTTTCTGCACTTTCGTTACCCTTGTGAATAGCGGCACGTAACAGACGAAGCAATGTGGTTTTATCTGTGGAAAACCCGCTGGCAGATACATCAAGCACACCTTGTGGATTCATTGTGAGTCCGCCGATTTTAGGTAGAGGCTCCTGTATGTATCCTTCTCCATCACAGGATTTACACTTTGTGGGTTTCTTCCATAAATCCCCGTTAACTTTAGTTTTCCAAAACTCACCCTTACCTAGGCATTGGCGACAATGCACAGCACGTGTTTTATGTATACGCGTGGTCATCTTCTTCACAGTGGCAGCGAACTGCGCGGTGCTCATCTGTGGACGATGCAGGGGCTTACCCTTGTCGTTTAGGCCGATGTTAAATATTTCAGCCCATTTCTTTTTGTCAGTGATGCGGCGTGAGTATATCAACTCACTCATCTGTGCCGGCGATGCAAAGTTAACAGGGCGGTCGCCCATGACCTCATGGCACACATCCTCTAGCTTTATCTGCAACTCAGAGCGTTCAATCTGGTAGTCAGAGCGAACCTTGTGAAGTTCGGAAAAGTCAATCTTGATTCCATTCTGTTCTAATGTAGCCAACACAGGCAGGAAGTTGTTCATAAGCTTTAGATGCTTACGAAGCGGTGCGTTTTTATCCTCGGAGTATAGTTTACGTTGTGCATAATATAATTCACGTGTGGACACAACATCAGCTATGCCGTACTCCTCAACAATATCTTTGGGCATCTTATCAAAGCCTATACCGCTACGGATGTACTCTTGAATTAAGTCGCCCTTCTTTAGGGATACCTTGCGTCTGGTACAGCTATCGGCCAAGCTTACGCCCCAGTTCTGACAGCGCAGTAATAGGTATTCACCAATCATGGTGTCGTATACATCACCGTCATACTTAAAGCCAGACTCCCATAGCCATACCAAGTCAAACTTAATATTGTGACCAACAAGAAGTGTAGTCTTATCTAGAGCATTCTGTACATCATTGTGAACTTCACGTGTGTCAATAGTTTCGGTATCATGGTGAAACCAACGAAACACCGGCTCATCATCCTCAATGGCATATTGTACGGATACAAGTTTATTGTCCTTGTGAAATGGTGAAGGGTCAGTGCGCCTAGTCTCAGGGTTCTTTTGAAACATTGTTTCAACGTCGAGCGTAGTAATCATGCTGTGTACCTACTTGTTGCTGTTTCTAGGTTGCATACTATATTACCGTGGAATCCGGTCAACTTATTTTTAGATATTGTGAGGTAGCGCCGGCTGTCATTGTTATCAGTGATGTCAGACTTGCCGATACCAATAATCAAATCAGCTTCTGCAGCTTTACCTGTCTTACTATTCTCCATCATTGCGTACGTGACATTAGTTTTATTCTCAGCATCTGCTGATGCTTGGCTGATGCCAATGCCAAATACATTGTGCCGCTTACAAACTTCACGGAACTTCAAGTATATCTGTCGTAGCTTTTCGTCAGTACGAGCAAAGGAGCCCATGACATCTAGTTTATCCAGTTGGTCAATGATGATGATGTCAGGCTTATGCCGTTCACAATGCTTGTTCAACCATTCAATACTGGCATCCACCTTGTCAAACATATTTAAGTTGGCGCCAATCTCTGTGAACTTTTCTTTTGCTTGTGAACGGTTCATATATAATTGCTCACCATTAAATCCAGTATACGCTGATATAGCACGCTTCATAGTACGAATGGCTGGTTCTTCGTTAGTAATAACGTGAACGTTGGCGCCTTGTGCACAAAAACCATTGGGTGCGGTAGCTAGCGATACGTAAAAAGCTGTTTTGCCAATCTCCGGTCTAGCAAAACCAATCATAAACTCACCACCACGTCCACCGCGTACAACTTTGGATAGGGATGGGATGTTAAATTCCCAACAGTCAGCGTTCTTTTCAAACTCTAACAGTTCATCCAAGTCAGTAGTTACGGCAACCAGTTCATCTTCGGGTATAAAACCATCCTCAGTCTTATCCACTAAGTCTTTGATTTCATGTATTTTATCAGGATTGCCCTCCATCATGGCTAAACCCATGTCAGCAATCTGTCTACCAATCTCCTGTTGCCACATGCTTTTAAGCACGTCAGCTGCCACATCATCACCGATGGGTGGGTAGGCTTTTAAGTCGTCAATAATTTCAGCAATCAGTTCTCGTTTAGCACGAGTAGCTGTAGGATTGTGAACCCGAAAGAGTTCACGTAATTCGTTAGCGGTTAAATCACGCTCATACTTCTCATGACCGACAATAATTGTATCGTACAAGTCGGACAGTTCGGATGGAAACATTGAACGTAGTACGCGTGTTCTGTTTGTATCATAAAACTCTTTACCAAGTAGGAGCTTTATTAATTGCTGTTCTGTAGTAATTTTTTAATCTCCTGCGCATCATAATATTTTAGGTCATCATCTATTCTTATTATTGTTGTTGACACAAAGTACGATAAGTATTTCTGTAAGTCAAGTGCCTTACGAGTGGCGTCAGGGTCTAGACACACAAATACGTGTTCATACTTACGTAGCTGTGTCAAGTCTGCATCTTTCATATTTGTTCCCAACAACGCAACACCAGTAGCAACAGGGGATATAGCACAGGCGGAAGCCGAATCTTCAACGAGTACAGCTTGTGAATGTTCACCTGCTGTGAATAGTTTTTGTGATTTACCATACCGATACCATTTTGGTATTGTTTTAGGTTTTAGGCTTCTACCAATAGCATCGTACGTGATGCCATTTTCTTTTACAAGAAACACAACTCTGTCCTGCTTTGGGTCATACAGTATTCTTGCCCTGCCGTTTTCAA